CCATCGACAAGTCCGCAATGGAACGCATCGGCGGCAAGCGCGACGGCGGCATCGAGTGGGTGTCCTTCTTCAACAAGGCCGCAGGCCGTGCGCATCCCGTCCTGTCGACACTGCCCACCACAGACCGCACCGCCACCTACGCCCGCGGCACCACTCTCGGCAACCCGGCTGCGTGCTGCATCGGCAAGCAGATCGACTACGCCCCCACCCGCGACGCTGACGGCAACCTCACCCTCGCTGTCTCAGCACAAGCCAACGCTTACGGCTTGGAGTGGGGCCGACAGCTCACCGCCGGCAAGCGCACCGACACCGCCGCGACGAACGGCGCGAGCATCGACGGCGCGGCGTCCTCCGCGTTCGGCGCGCAGTTCTACCTGCACGTGTTCGCGTTCAGCGGCACCGACGTGACCGTGAAGATCCAGGACTCTGCTGACGACTCAACGTTCGCTGACCTCACCGCCGGTGGATTCACCCAGATCACCAGCGGCCCCGGATCGCAGCGAATCGCCACCGCGGCTGGCGCGACCGTGCGTCGCTACCTGCGAGCCGTGACCGTGACGACGGGCGGGTTCACGTCGCTGACGTTCGCGGTTGTCGCGGTACGCAACGAAGTCGAGGTGGTGTTCTGATGTTCAACCAGGAGCCGTTCCGCCTCACGCCCACGGTGGGGCCAGAGCACATGCGGTCCTTCAGCATCCGGGCACCGCTGGAGACCCACTGGCGCAAAGCGACCTGCGCCGAGGTGAACTGCCAGCACTACCTGCGTGGGTGGGCCTCCGAAGTCGACGAGTCCATCGACCTCGGCCAGTTCCAAGCCTCCTACATCCGCACGGAGTCTGGTCGGGGCTTTCGTGAGTCCCGCACGGAGTCCGGCCTCACGAGGTTCGAGTTCCTTCCTGGGCAGCGGTGTTTCCACTCGGACGAACACCGCGTCCGCGACAACGACGTTGCCGAGCTGTATGTCGTGCGCGATGGCGACTGGCGCGGCAACCCGCTCCGCACCCCGGCGGTGAGGTTGAGCGCCGACGGCTGGGTCAACGAGTTCGGCGAGAACCAGGAACGCGTTATCAAGATCAGGGAAGGGGCGTAGAGCCGGATCCCCTGTCAGGTAAGCGACCTGGCAGCCGCAGCAGAGAGAAATCAGGAGCGGTACCCCCACTGCCCTCCGTCCAGCAAGGAGGGCAGTGGTTGTGGCAAAAGAAGGTGGCTTGGGGTGGACGACCCTCTCGGTTGACGACGCGGGTGGCACGCCCAGGGCGATCAAGAACGACATCACCAACCTGGAGATCTCCACGCCCAGGGCGGTCCAGGACGTCACCGGCATCGACAAGTCGGCGATCGAGCGCATCCTGCTGCTCGCTGACTGCTCGATGACGCTCAACGGCGTCTACAACGACGCCTCGAACATGGGGCACGACGTGTTCAAGACCGTTCCCAGCACGAGCGTCGCGCGCACCGTCACCGCGACCGTCTCCGGTCAGACGCTCGCGAACGAGATCTTGTTCACCGACTACCCGCTCACCCGCGCCGCGTCCGGCGAGCTCACCTACGCCGTTCCCGGCGTTCTCGCGGATGGAAGCGTCCCGACATGGGCGTGACCAGCCGGCCGTGCACCAAATGCGGCGTGGACAAGCCGTTGGAGGCGTTCCGAAAGAACGCTGCCTACCACGACGGCTACACACGCCAATGCATTGAGTGCATCGGCGCACGTCGGCGTGAGCGGTACCACGCGGCACCGCAGCGCGAGAAGCAGCTCGCCGACCAGTGGTCTGCCGCGAACCGCGACCGCATCAACGCCAAGGCGCGAGAGAGGCGAATTGAGGCTCTGCGCGCCTACAGCACCACGCCAGAACCCTCATGTGCCTGCTGTGGCGAAGGAACCCTCGCGTTCCTGACGTTTGAGCACATCGGCGGGGGTGGGGGGCAGCACCGCCGTGAGACGGGGGGCGGCGGGTTCATCTCGTGGTTGCGCACCAACAACTACCCACCGGGACTGGAGGTGCTCTGCATGAACTGCAACCACGGCAGGCGCGTGAACAACGGCGTCTGCCCGCACGACGAGTTGGTGCGCCAGCTCCTTCCCATCTGATCAACCGCACCGCGCCACCAAGAGGGGCAACACGATGGCAACGAAAAAGAAGAAGGGGTTCGCGGCAAAGCGGCGCTACGACCTCGAATTCGCCGATGGCGATCCGGTCACCGACGGACTCGAGGTCAAGGCCACCGCGCCCACCGTGGCCGAGAGCTACGAGCTCGGCGTGCGCCGGGAGGGCGAGTCCACGGACGCGTACCTGCGGCGGCAGATGGCGGTGCTGGCTGAGCACGTCGTCGAGTGGAACCTGGTCGACGAGGACGACGAACCGCTGCCCATCACGGCGGAAGCGCTGGACACCGTCGACGTGTACGTGGTGCGCCGCATCACGGACGCCTGGTTCAACATCGGGAAGGCCATCGACGAGACCTCCCCTTTGGACAGTCGCTCCGGGCCGGTATCGCCCGGTGGCTCGACTACGGCCCCGGATCCCCGCATCGAGGCGTCGATCCACGCACAGGCGCTGCAGTAGCCCTGCCGCGCGAGGTCGACTACTCGCTGTGGGTGTTGAAACACGCCGACCGGTTTGGCCGGTTGCCGGAGGAGATCGAGGGTGCTGATCAGTCGCTGATGCGGCACCTGCAGATCGAGGAGATGTTCCAGGACTTGGTGGCGGAGCGAGCGAAGGAGGCGGGGCAGTGAACGAGGTCAAGATCCTTGTTACGTCGCAGTACCGCGCCGGAAACTCGCTCACCGCACCGAAGAAGGAACTCTCTGACCTGGAGAAGCAGGCGACCAAGGTCCAGAAGTCCGCTACGAAGATGCACGAGGAACTCACCAAGGGGTTCCCGAAGTTCAGCGGCAGCATCGCCGACGCGGACAAGGCCATGAAGACGGCTGCGAAGTCCACCGACGACCTCGCAGCCCGGCTGCAGAAGCTCACCCCGAAGGCCGAGGACTTCTCGCGCGCGAGCCTCGGCGTCGGCGTGGCGTTCAAGCAGGCCATGCGCGAGTCCGGTGCCGCCGTCGACGAGCTCGCGTTGCACGTGTACAAGGCGTCCCGCGAACTCGGCGAGAGCCTCTACACAGGGCTGCGCCTGGACCGCGTGCACGCCGGCGTGTTAGTAGTCGCCGCCCGGATTGGGGTGTTGTTCGATTCCTTGTCCGCCAAGGCATCGGCGATCGCTGACAAGGTGGGGCGCAGGGTCGGCACGATGCTGGATCAGGCCATCGTGCCGTTCCAGCGTGGCCGTGACCGTCTCATCCAGGCAGCCCAGAGCGTGACGGAAGCCTGGCAGGAAGCCGCCGACGAGATCCACGATGCGATGGTCAGCACGGGCCACGTAATCGCATCGCTGTGGATGTCGTTCGTGCAGCGACCCCTGTTGCGCACCAAGGATCTCGCGGTGTCGACGTCGAAAGAGATGGCGGCTGCGGTCGTGCGCAACCTCAACCGCGTGAAGGACGTCGGCGTGTCGTCGGCGAAGGCGGTTGCAGACGCGGTGGATCTGGCGACCGCGCCACTGCGCACGTTCGGGTCCCTCGCCGTGGACCAAGCCGAGCGAGCCGGGCGGGCGTTCTGGAACGCGACAGAACCGGTTCGTGCGTTCGGTGGCGCGGTCGCCGACGCGGGTAAGGAGACCGCGCGGCTGGCGGGCCGCGTTGTGGCCCCGTTCGGGGCGGTCGGCGCGGCGTTGGTCACCGCGATGGGCGACGCCGGCCGCCGCGCGGGGCAGGCCGCCCTCGACCGGATCAGCGACGTGTTCGGCAGGTCAAAGCAGACGGTGAAGGTGCCGGTCGAGGTCGACAAGGGCCGGTTCAAGACCAGCCTGGACGGCCTGAGTTTCGGTGACGCGTTCGACTTCGGGAAGAAGGGTATCGGCAGCACGATCGCGTCAGGGCTGGCGTTGACGTTCTCCAAGGCGGCGGACTTCGCCATGTGGGGCACGAAGGCTGGCAAGGACTTCGTCACCGGCGCCGGAGAGTGGATCAGAGGTTCGCATCCGTACCTGCAAGCCGCCATGTACGGCGCCCTCGCTACAGCTGCGGCAATCGCCGCGCCGTTCGTGGGCGCGGCCCTCGCAGGTGGTGTAGTCGCCGGGTTCGGTGCCGGTATCGGCGCCCTGGGCATCGTGGCCGCAGCGCAAAACGGGAAGGTCGCGGCCTCATACCGGGACCTGTGGGACGGCATCGTCGCGGACATGAAGATGCGGTCCTCCGTCATGGAGGGCGTGCTGATCCGGACCGCTGGCCGCGCCCAGACAGCGTGGAATGAGACCGGCCACGTGCTGCAGGGCGCGTTCGCCCGCGTCGCTCCCGGTCTGGAGCGACTGTTCGACGGGCTGCTGCAGTCGTTCCAGCGGTTCGCACCCGCCCTTGAACCGATCGCGGATGCCGCGTCGGCAGTGTTCGGTGATCTGGGTCAGCGGCTGCCGACCATCGTCGGCGAGATGGCTGACGCCTTCAGCGATCTGGCCGAATCTGTAGAGGAGAACCCCGAGGCCCTGGGCGACTTCATCGCCGCGATCGGCGAGATCGTCGAGTTGGGTGCAGGGATCATCGGGTTCCTGAACGACTGGCACCAGGGCAACAAGCAGATTCTTGACATGCTCGCGAAGCCACTCGAGTGGGCCGGCCTCCAGGACACCAACGAGAACGTGGGCAAGCTCGGCCGAAGCATGCTCGAGGTGGCAAACACCGCTGCATCGCCGCTGAAGTCACTGCAGGACGCGATCCGGGATGTCGGTGACGCCGGCGACGACACCGCCAAGAAGGCGGATGCGTTGCGGCGCTCGCTCGACCTGCTCGCCGGTCAG